CAGAGGAAGAACTTAAGATCATGGACGGTATTGCGGATGAACTTCGCAATCCGACCATCGATTGGAATGGTACCATTATCTCTTGCTTTCTTTGGTCGTCAGGCAATTCAATGACTGTGTATGGAAACTCCATCGAAAATTCCCTTCACAATCGCATTTCTTTTTATGTGAATGGTGTTTCCAAACTCGGTCTTGATGCCTTTCTCTCGCTTGGCAGTTTCCGTGAAAATGAGCGAATCATCACTTATGGTGATGACGGACAAAGTGGTTCCAAACCGAGTGTACGTTCGTTGTGCAATTTCTCTGCGAAGGAAAGTTATTTCAGCAGCATTAATATGAAAATTACTGATGCAGCGAAGAGTGATGATCCGGCTGATGAAGTCCATCGTGATCTGATTGACTTTTTGAAGAGAAAGAGCGTACACCATGAAAAACTTAATTGCCGTGTTGGAGCTTTGTCTCTGACTTCCATCGATAAAATGGGCCATATGGTGAGTGGTTCCGGTGATCTTGAAGATCTTGCCGTGAACGCCATTATCACTATGCTTCTCGAATCATTCCTTCATGGACCCGAGATTTATGGCCAATACCGAGAGGAACTCAGTCAGGTCGCGAAAGATCATGATTTGTGGACTGAGTACCTCGATTTTGATTACGACACTCTTGTTGATCGATGGCATGAAAAGTACTAGAGTGAAGTAGACGACCTGCTGGATGTCTTTAAAAGCCAGGGGCAGCTCATCTGCCTTCTACGGAGAAGCAAGGAATTTTGTGTATATGGTTACCAATTTTGTTTACGTGTTACATATCCCTGTATAAATGTTTATTATATATATTTGAAACGAAGTTAGGCTTTGCACAATCTCTACACACATAGCGGGTCGTCGCCTTGGCGAGTGACGATACCAAGCATATTTTTGCCAACTTCAAATCATAAAATATTTCAGTCAGGCATGGCTGCTGATCCCTACATACAATCCCAAACCATGCAATTCCGTGATAACGTACCTGGCTCTATGGACGAGCGAGGAGCTGTTATGGATCCCACTCGGGATCTTGCACTTCTCGGCGATGCCTCACTTGGAGCTTGGTTTTCCCGTCCAATACGAATCGCGGATTTTACTTGGGACGTCAATGATTCCCTCTTTGAACGTTTCAACCCCTGGACACTTTTCTGGGAGAATGGAAGAAATATTGAGAAAATCAAGAACTTTCACCTCCTTCGATCGAAGCTACACGTTAAAATTCTCATTAATGGAAATGCTTTCTACTATGGGCGAGCGATTGCTGCCTATGAACCCCTCAGTCCCCTTGACAATACGTCACCTTCACGCCAGTGGGTTCAAGAAGATATTATCCGAGGATCACAACGCATGCATGTTTACATCAATCCTACTATGTCAGCTGGTGGTTCTATGGAACTTCCATTTTTCTGGCCCAAAAACAACTGGGTCGTTGGAGCTAACGACTGGCGAAATATGGGAGAGATTGTACTCGCTTCGATCAATGACCTCAAACATGCTAATGCAAG